TTACTGATTGTTGCTCTTGTTTATTTCGTACATATCTAGCAAATGCCTGTAAGTAGTTTCAAAATTATCTCTTATAGTTTTTACATTATTTTTATGAACCCTTTCCATCTGCGTGTTATGCCTAAAGTTGTTCCATTGTAATATCAATATAGTAACAAGATATATCGCAATATCCGGAGCTACTTCTATTACCTTCGTGAAAAAACTTTCTGTTAATTGTGACATCCGCTCAATACCCCTCATATCATTAGATATTATTCCCAAAAAACTAAATTTATGTATGCAGATAAGCTTTTTTATTATACTATATTTATCCAAATTAATCAATATAGCTTATATTGTATTTAATACACATCAGAGTACTATATATTGTGTCAGACCTACAAATAATTTCTTTAATATAATTATACCCACAATTTTACAGTAAAACAATTCTTTTCTCAAAAAATAAAAAAATCCCGGGCATTACACCCGGGTAAAATTACTTATTCTGCATCCTCTCTGCTATAATCAAGCATCTTATCATATCCTCTGTAAAGTCGAGGGTGCCGTCTTTATTCCCTTTAATATATCCAGCATCTACCCACTTTTTTATATACCCCTGATAAAACTCAGGCATTTCCGCTACGTTCTTATATCTCTTTACTCCCTCCGGCATAGCCTTAACCTCCAATTCCTTTTTTATATCAGCAATAAACTTGTCCCAATGTGGCAATATCAATCGCGGACAGTATTTACCGCTCCAGTGCTGATGAGGAACAACCTTATCTATGCTTATGCCCGTAGCCTTTATGAGCTGTGCTACAAATTTTATAGCTGTCTCCTCAGCTCCGGCAACCTCTGCAATTTCAATCCCGATACTTTTTCTGTTTCCCGGACCGTTCGCACCGTCACCTGCATGCCATGCCGACTCTGTAATTGGCAGCTCCTGATACACCTCACCGGGTCCTACGGTGAAATGCCAGCTGGTGTATGAGTTCACGGTATCTACATACTGGCTGTTTGCCAGTGCGGATGCACCCGGATTGCCAGTGTTGTGGATTGTAATATATTCAGGCTTCATAGGATATTGAGGTCTTGCGAGCTTGTTCGAAACAGGGATCAGGTGTTGAATAATCCCGATACCCTCTAATTCAGTTACTATGCCATTTTTAATCTGCATTTCCATCCACCTCTCTATCAACTATGGCTCCTGCAGCGCTGTCTACTTTCTCTTTGGCTATTCCTAAGACTTTGTTCAAAAACTCAGGTATTTCTATACCGGCATGCTGTAGGTTCTCAACATTAGATATTAATTCTCTTACAAGCAGCCAAGCAAGAACCAAGGCAGTAAATATTATCTTGCTTACAATATTAATTCCAAGGGCATCCGCAAGGATTAGTAAAGCTTTATCCAACAGGAATGCTAACATTATCAACATTCCATAACCTAACTTTTTATATAGCCCGTCTAATACTTTCTTTAACTCGACCTTTTCATCATCCCTCTTGCCGGCTGCATAAATCCTTGTAATCAAATCTGCAAACATTACCCCTACAGTGATTATTAAGAGAGGAGTAAACACTCCAAATATGCTTGTTAAAAACGCATATACGACCGTCAATACACCAATTAATCCAGCCTTAATTTCATTGTCTCCCATTTCATTCTCCCTTCAAATTTTTAAAATAAAAAGAGACCTGTTTTCAAGCCTCTTAGTCCACGAAATTTTTCTTTTGTTGCCTAAGCTTTAAGTAAATTTATTGCTTCGCGCCAAACTTGACGTTGTGCAATAACGTCAGCATACTCATCTGTTGTAGCTGCTCCTTCTGCAATTTTTATAATAACATAATCTGTGTCTGTAAGTTGTTTTTTTAGCCAATCAATAGTGTAACACACTTCACCTTCACCTTCAATTATGGAACTGCCTATAATATCAGTTTTATTCTCTATACCATCATCGGTATAGGTGCCATAATAGACGGTTATTTTATCAATATCTTGTGTTACCGCTCTACATTCATACTTTTTATCATTTATGATAATATCCATTTTACCTCCACTATACAAACTCTGTGCCCTGATAACTAACAATGTAAATATCTATCGCTTCAGCACTTGCAGCAAAATTAAGTGTATTTGCACCTGTGGTTATAGTTATATTAGCTGTGGTGCTTAATGCTTTAACTTTCCATCTATCCGCAGCAAAGGTATAAGTATGTACGAAATAAACTCCTACATCTGCCGCCAAAAGTGCTGGTCGTGCTAAAACCATAAAATGTCCAATTTGACCACTAAAAGTAACTATTTTGTTTGAGTTTGCTGGCAAATCAAAAACTTTTATTTTCATGTTGTTTAAATCACTTTTTGAAACTTTCGAAATTATACTCATTGTATGTGCGTCAACTTCAGCATCCAAATTTTCAATTTGTCCCCCAAGGGTAGCTGTTGTGTTGTACAGCTCTTCAAACATTCCGTTGGTTTTTTCTTTAAACGCGGCCCTGCCTTGTTCATTTCCTATGATAGGATTGTAGCCAGCCATTATTCGGCACCTTCTTTCAATTCAACGAAATCTAATAGCTGCCGCAGATGCACAGCTTTAATACTGATATCTTTGTTGAGTTTTATTTTTTCAAGTTTAATCTCTATATCAAGGTTTTCAAGCGGCTCAATTTCCTGTAAGTATTTTGCTACATTTACATTTTTAATTGTATAATTAATGCGATCCTCAGTGTTTCCGTATTTCCGCATTAATTTCTCGCGTTGCTCAGAATAGTTGTTAAAATGAGGTTCTATTTGCTGTATTATGTTTACTACTTTAAAACTTTCTTCTATTGGTAATTCTTTTTGCTGCAGCTCGTTAAGTGCATCAACAGCATTAATTATCGTCTTTAATTTCATATTCCCTCCTAACTTGATGCGACCAACACATATTCCGAGTTGGTTACATCACTATGTTTCTTCTTGGTATAAGTACTTCCGTTTATGTTTAAGGTACTACAATTAATGCCTACAGTATTGTAATACGCCGCTACCCTTGCATCTCCATTTTGATTTTTCAAAGTGCTTTGACTTATGCCATCTATTACAATATTGTATACATTACTTGGTGATGGCCACATATTTGTATAGACTCCATAGATATCTCCACAAACAGCGCCAAAATTACCCCAACTTGTATTACCCGAACTGAACTGCAGCCGTCCGTTATACATTCGCACACCGTAATTGCCAACGACGTTGTATAAATCTCCATTCATTCTAATATCTCCAGAGCTTGTTATGTAGAAAACATCTGAGGTGCCTTTTTTTATATTGAAGCCGCCGTTTTTTATTGTCAGCCCGTCTGAGCTAAACTCTAATTTTGCCGCACCGGTTGCCAATTTCAATCCGCTTATGTCTAAGTCTATATTATCAATGCGCCCCGAAATAGTGCCGATATTTGTTGTTAGATTGCTTACGTTCAGCTGCAGGTTATCAATATCCAGCTCGGCGTTTTGTACCCTTAATAGCAGGCTTGTTGATGTCAACTGTAGTTCTCCTATGTTTCCCTCGGCATCTGTTAATCGCACACCAAATTGATTTGATGTCAGCTGCAATTCTCCTATATTTCCCTCGGCTGATGTTATCCTACCTGTTAGGCTTGTTGCGGTTAGCTGCAGTTCACCAACATTTCCTTCAACCGCTGTAACCTTCCCTTCAATTTCGTCAGCACGGATAGTCAAATTAGCTATATTTTGCAATATTTCTGTATCTTTTATACTTTGCCATTCTGACCCGTTATATCTTATTAGCGTGCTCTGTGCAAATGTCAACTCATCTACAGTCATTGTCATTTCATCAACTGTCATTGTCAGATTGTCGACTCTATAATCGTGTCCAGGATTATACCAAACATCACCTTGCTTAGGTTCTTCCGGAGTTTCCTCCTGATAGTATGATGCGATCCCCTCTAATTCCAGTTCAGATACCTCAATCGACAACTGATCTACGGTCTGCGATATTTCGTTATAACCAATCTCTAAATCAGTAACCTTCAGTACATTTTTTTCAAGCGTTCTGGTGAGAATATTCATCTTGCCTTTAAGTTGAATGACATTACTTTGAACAATTCTTTTTTCTCCGGCAGAAGCAGTACCGAAGCTTTCGTATGTGTCACGGAATGACTTCTGATATACAAACTTTCTATCCATGACCAATACGTCAATCGTATGCCCTTTGACTGTAGCAACCGATACAATATCTCCAGTCTCAATTGCAGGGTTGCCCTTGCTGTAAAGTTTTGCGGGTGTATATATAGGAACAGATTGCAGCCTACTTAATATGTTGTTCATGGCCGGAGTTACTTGCGCTTCTGATTTTGTATATAGCAGTGGATTGTTTATAATGGTGTAGGTTATATTTCCGCTGCCGACAATCACACCAAGATCATCTTCTTGTACAGCTACCTGCAGGCGAGTTATTTGTGGTACCGGATATTTCGCAGCAGTTATATTTATATAGTCTCTGTCTGTTATATCATTGGATACTGCTGTAAAGGTTTTAAGTACAAGTTTTCCGTACCTGTTGATATTTATAAAGCTTGCTGCTACCTCGCCAATCCAAGACAATATTTGCTGTCCTGTGACGTTCATAGCAGCAAAGTTATCATCAACAAGGTAATTTCCATTCAAAATAGATGTGTTTTCAATCTCTATGCCTACGTATGCGCATAACTGCCGCGTAAGGTTCCACAGCGTTATAGGATAGGTCCTTGTAGCAAGAAACTCAGTACAATCCTTATCAAACAGCTTCATACGATCTCTGCATGTAACTTTGAATACTCTTTCGTCCTTGTCGTCTATCGTATCAACTAAAAAAATCCCCATCGGTACGAACTCAAATTCGCCTGTAGAAGGGATATTCATACCTGCTTGGACAGATATGTCATTATTTAAAAAATCTATGCCCTGCCCTTTATTTGTAACATTGAATTTCAGGATTGAAGCTATGCAGCTACCGATTTTTATATCTTCAGAGTTTGTGCAGGTTTCTTGTATTTCAACTTTGCCCTGTATATCATCATCAGTGAGTGTTGTATCGCCGATTGTAAACTGTATTTTCTTTTCAGTAGTATTATATATGTTGTCTTTCCATGCTTGGCTTGTGGTTATCAATTTATCACCGCCTTAAATCTCTATAAAGCTTGTTTTACAATCTTTCCAATGACTTTTTTCATCCTGGTAAGCAAACATATTAGCTGTTACATCAGCTCTGTACATATTCAATGTCAATAGCTCCCCTGTTGCATCCGGAAACTGCAAATCAAAGTTCGGGGGCAAGTCTTTCATGTGTGATATAAACTCATAAAACCTTAACCGCTCTACATACGGCCAGTTAAATGTTAGTTTGTGCACGTTCTCTCTGATACGCTCTCGGATAATAAAGCCAGCAGCTGACCTCTCGGCTGATGCGTCAAGGTCTGATATCTGCCAGTTAAATTCTCCCGGAGTCGGTATCCATATTCCGTTTATTTTTATTACATTTGCCATTTTACCGCCTCCCTTTAAATATTTCCGAGTGAGAACGGAAGTTCACCTGTACGGTTAACTTGCTGCTCTATCCACGTTACAACAGCCCTACCTATAATGTCGCTGTCAAAATATATAGGTACTTCTACATTCGGTATTTGCTGCTGTACTGAACCTCCAAGTTCTTCCCTCATTATCTGTCTCAATAGTCTCTCCGGTGTTTCAATGTTCGTCCCGCTGCGTTGATCTCCTAAAATTGCAAGGAATTCACTATTTGGCGGTATTACTGCTCCGGTTGCAAGTTTTGGGATTTTAGGCACATCTATAGGGTTTAATTTTATATCTACCCCCGGGGTTTTATTAATTATACTTATAGCCCCTTGAATTAAACCGTTTATTGCTCCTATAACCCTTTGAATGGCAGCGTTGATTACGTCAATAGTAAGATTAAGAACACCTTTGAATATTCCTGATATGATCTCAACAATACCTTTAAATACATTAACAACTCCATTCCACGCCTTTTTCCAATTACCGGTGAAAACCCCGGCAATAAAATCCACAATCCCTCCCAAAACCTTTAATAATCCTTTTGTAACATCTGCCATTACGCCTACAAATGTCCCAAATTTATCAACCATAAAATTAATTGTTGCAACAAAGTACGGTCCAAGTGTTTCAATAAGCCAGCCTATGAAGGGCGCAAAAAACACATTCCATATTTCTAATATCCCATTTGCCAAGGACATAATAAATATACCAAGCTGTTCAACAACTCCTTTAAGATGTTTTTCCCACAGCCATGCTAACATACTTAGTGCATTTGTTATAATTGGCTCTATAACTACATTCCAAACAGTAAATATAAGTTTTTGAATGCTTTCCATAAATGCGTGCAAGTTATCTATGAGCGTTTGTCCGTACTTATCCCAAACACTCTTTACTTCCTCCCATATTCCTAATGCTATTGTGACTATGCCAGACTTTATGCTATTCCAAACATTAATTACGGAGTTTCTAAAACCCTCATTTTTACGCCAAAGTTCCATTATGTTAAATATAAGCAGTCCTATTGCTGCTGAAATTAATAGTATTGGCGCATTAATTGCGGCAACGGCTGTTTGCAATGCTGTGAATGCTCCCGTAACCGCGCTTACAATAGTTGGCCAGTTTTTTATAATTTCAAAAGTAATAAAAGCAGCCGATATTCCGGCTAACGTACTAATAATTATTTCCTTGTTTTCTGATATGGCGTTTCTCATATCTACAAAGGCTTCTTTTACTTTGTTTGCCATCTTTTGCGCGCTTTCAGATACTTGCCCGAAAGCCCCTTCAGTGCCGTCGTCAACGGTTGCAATTCCGGCAGTTGCCGTGCCGCCGGCTGCGGCCTCTTTATCTTTCCCTCCTAATACATTTAACTCATCAAATCCTGCAAGGGATTTTTTTGCTTGCTTTCCGGCTTTTTCGGTCGCATCACCTAAATCGGATACAGCTGTAGCTTGTTCTTCTGTATTCTGCACAGCACCGACGTTCGCTTTTCCAAACAAAGCTTGTGTAAATTGTGCAATTTTATTTACTACAGAGCCTAAAGCATCTGCCATTCTTGTGAGAGCAGGAAGCACAGCATTGTAAATAGGAAGAAATGCTTGCCCCAAAGCAAGTTGTGCGTTTTTTAAGCTCGCTACAAATTGATTTTGTCTTGTAGTAGTGGTATCGGCTAAAGTATCGCCGTACCTGTCGTATGTTTGTTCTAAGATTGCAGCAAGCCGTATTTGTTGTTGTGTTTGGAAGTCTAATTGTGCCCACGATTTGCTTCCAGCAAACTTCTTGAATGCAGCGGTGCTTTGCATCATAGAAATATTAGTGTATACTCCTAAGTCCTCAATAGCTTCTGTAGATCCCAACATACCTGAGCGGATTCTATTTGCGGTATCTTCATATGTTCTACCTGTTTTCGAACTTATTATTGCAGCCGCTTTCATCAGCTCTTGGGTACTGTCAGCTGTTTGTTGTTCATCTTTTTGGAAACTCCCAAGCAAGTTAGAAAATGTCGAACCATATTTATAAGCTTCAGCCTTTCCCATTCCAAGTGCTTTAGACTGCGCATTTACCCACTTTGGGAAAGACTTTGCACTGTTTCCCATGTTGCGATTTATGTTATCCATGGCACTTTCAACGCCCATGGCCACTGCTGTGCTGTCTTTTATAAGTTTTCCTACTGCTATGCTGCCTAAAATCTTGCCGACAGTATTCACGGACTTTGTTATACTTGTTTGAAAGCCCTTAAATGCTGCTTGGGTTTTCAGCATCTCTACTTTTATTCCTGAAAAATCAGCCCCACCTCGGACAATATAGTTTGATTTTTTTGCCATGCTCTCACCACTCTTTTCATAAAAATGCGTAAAACAAAAGCGCTCAAATTTAAGCGCTTTTGTTTTATTACTATTAGTTTTTCAATATGATTTTTATTTCTCCGTCTGTGCTTATAAGACTCATCAGCGTCAAATCGACATCAATCTCAAGCTCTTTCCAGTCTGTTGATAGTTCATATGCTAATTTACCTTTAATTTTTTTGCCTGCTGCTAAAGCCCCATCCATTGTTGTAGTATTGCTTGCAATTTGTGCTTTTAATGATTCGTTAATTGAAAACCCATCCTCGTAAGCATTAAACATAAGCAAAGAACTAACAGTGTAATCTTTATCTGAAATGTTTTCTATTATTAAAACAAGTTCGGTAAATTCTTTTCCCTCAGCAGGTTTATTGAAATCGCTGCTTGGAAGCTTATTAACAGCTTCTAAAGTTATGATGAAATTATCAGTTGTAAGACTTTGACCAATTTCATTTATAACCTTTTCAGTCTTTTTAGCTTCTTTATTAGAAGGCTCTATGTCATTGTTATTTTTCTCGTCATTATTTTGAACTTTTTGTTCTCCTGCTTCAGGCGCGTTAGTCTTTTGAGAATTATCACCGCTGTTATTGCCGCCTATAAGCCCTATAACTATTATTACTACAATCACCCAAAACCACCATTTTTTAAATATTGGTTTTTTAACTTTTACTTTCTCCTCCATTTTAATACCTCCATTTATGATATTTATTACATATTACTACAAAATTGGAAATATTTCAACAATGGAAAGTTTTTGTTATTTGTTCTTTTCTCCAAACACGGTATTGAGTATTTGTACTTGTTTTAGCATTTCTTCATTTGTCATAACCTTTTTTTCTTTATTTGTTTGGAGTATCTTTTCGATGTTTATTTTTTTCTGCCATACCCAACGGCTTATAAGATAAGCTTGATGAATATCTTTCTTGTTTTCTAAATTTTTCTTTTTATTATATTCATCTACGACCATTCTTAGTTGCCTTGGTGTCATTTCTTCATAATCTGTTATACTAATGCCTATGTGGACCGCTGCCCTAAAAGAATAGTCCCAATTCCATGCTATTTCTTTTTCTTTGGAGCAGTCCTCTGAGCGTTTTTTCCCAAATCTTCATCTTCTCCAAATGAAGCAATCAGGGCTTCCGTCATTTTATTTGTTATCTCTTTAAATGGTACTCTATCAAGTAATTCTTCCATATCTTCGAGCTTTAAGTCTTCATTATTTTTTCTTGCATCTGACAATAAACCACAATACATGATTTTTTCTATATCCTCAAAGTCAAAATCACCTATATCCCCAAGGCTTTCTATACTCTTTCCCGTCATAGCAGTTAGTGTTTTTAACGCTTTGTGTCCAAAGCGCAAAGTCCTTGGCCTATCTAAAGTAATTATTACAGTATCATTTTTGTCTGACATTATTATTCCTCCTTTAGTTTTTTAAGGAAGGGAATTACTCCCCTCCACCTGTTCCTAATGTCAATGTTGGTGCTCCGGTCACTTTCAAAGTAGCTGAGAATGCAAGCGGATCCTCCAAGTCTGCACTTGTACCAAAGCCTGTTACAATCGCTTTAAACTCCCACTTTGCGCCCAACTCAGGCGGAAACTCAATTGCATAATCATCAGTTTCCCCGCTTTCAAATGCAGCGTAAAGCTCCGACTGCCCTTTTCCTGTGCCTGGTATAAAATACCCCTCAATGGAAACTTCTCCAGAATCCTTAAAGCCCGCTATAAACTCCCTGCGCCCTCCGGCGCTGTCTAATGTTGTTACGTCTATTGTGTCCGCCGATTGTTCAAGTCCACCTATAGAAGTCAATCCTGCTACTGTGACAGGAGCTGTTTTTCCTTTTTTTAGCTTGGTGCCTAACGCTCTTTTTACATCATTTTCTGGCATATTTCATCATCCTTTCTTAAACGTATATTGTAAAAATAATAATTCCTCGATTAACGCCGAGGTTAAATTCGTATGTTTCATTTATATCGTCTATAGTTATATCTTCAATGTAGGCGTCTCCATTTGCCCCTATCCGCCTTTTAGGCATATCCTTAAGCAATTCCTCAAGCTTGCTTCTAATCGTTACCATGTCGGCATATCTGGCGGTCATGACACTCCACATAAAGCTTAAAGCCTGTTTGCCTGTATATCCATCTAACACCTTAGTTATATCTGTCTTGGTTCTTATATAGACCAAATACGGCTTCTTATACGTTTCAGGGGCGTGCGTAGGATAAAGTTCATCCGTTAGTTCTGGTACTGCTTGTATGATTTCATATCTGAGTGCTTGCTCAATCATTTCTTCAAGCCCCCTTTCGCAATCTCTGCATCAATTTTTTTCTGCATAGTATCAACTATAGTTTTTTCTACAGCAGGCGCATCCTTTTCTAAAGAACCGCGAATAAACGCAAACCCAGGAATGTAGCGGCCGTTCTTTGCAAAGAATCCATATTCCTGCGATATCGGATAATATCCAGTTATATTGCCATCTCTATTTTTCTTCTGGAATACATCATTCATTGCTCGGTCAAATACAGCTCGGTAAACTTTCTTGCCCTGCTTTGTCTTCTCGGGTACTAGAATTATACCTTTCTGCAAGTCGCCCGATAAATAAGGCGCATCTGCTTTCGCATCTTTCTTCACTATATTCATACCTTTACGGGCTGCCGCTGTTACGTGTTTCTGTGGTACATCCCCGAGTTTTTTAAGTGACTTCTGAAGCTTATCCATGCCCTCTATTTTGAATTTTACTTTAGCCATACTATTTCCACTTAGGTGTCCATGATAGCAACAATATCGTCACACATATTATCAGCGTAACTTGTACGCTTGATGGCATTGCAGCTATTTCGTTCACTCTATTTTACCTCCTTACAGTAGCAAAGTAATTCCCGGTTCAATTCCTTGACGTTTATAGCTGACAGTATTTCATATATCTTGCCATTGTACTGTATTCGCATATCATTTGTAATACCTGGAATATACCTTGTATTGAATTTAATTTCTACTTTGGATTCTACGGTCAGGGCAGAGAAAAATTCGTTGCCTAAGAGTGGATCTACAGCAGCCCATGCAGTAATGAATTCTTTCCAATCGTCTATAGGTTCACCGTAGCCATCCTTGCCGCCGTAATTTTTTAGGAATTTAATTTTATGTCTGTAGTCACCAGCATTTATTGTTTTCATGTCATCACCTACAGTAGATTTATTGAATGCATACCAAGTATAGTATCAACAACCTTGTTAAGATTGCTCTTATCAACATATAATGATCGATTATCATACATGTCTTGACACAAGACCATTGTCACAATATAAAAATCCTCGTGATTGTCGATTTCTTCTTCTGATAATCCTGTATAAGACTTAATGAATTTTTTAGCAGTTACCAGATAATTATCGATGTCCTGGATTTCTTGTTCAGTTAAATTGTCTTGTTCTTCTCTTATATAACTTATAACATCACTTGCTGTTATCTCGCTTACCTTCAACAGGCTTCACATCCTTTTTAGGTTTCTCCATCTTTACTTCCTCTACGTATCCAGCTTGTAAGAGGTCTTGAAGTATAACTTTGTCGCTGCACTCTCTTTCCTCATCTCTGTACATAGAAAAAGCACCGGAGAAGCTAACCAGTGCTTTTATTTTCATGTTCATTTACCTCCAAATTAGGAAGCTTTCATAACTAATTTAGCAATCTTCTGTGTGTTCTCTACCTTTGAATCGATTTCAATCCAGCCCACTACTCCTACAGCGTGTTGAGTTGCGTATTTTTCTTGAAGCACCTGAATATTTACATTCTCGGATAGTTTTACAGCCAATCCGCTAAAATCGCCGTAGAATATAGTGATTTTACTTGCCCCTATGTCATCCATTTGATCTGATACATAGACAGGTTTTCCAAGTAGCATGCTTCCAAACGGTGATGTAACATCATCATTTAGCATATATTTTCCTGTGCTGTCCTTTAGCAAGCGTAGAGCCGTCCTTGTTGCTGGCGACATAATCCATATTGCATCTTGTTGAAATGCATCTTTTACCTTGTCCTTTAACTGTATTACTTCATCTGATGTAATCGCCGTTGCAGCAGCAGTTGTGTGTGAAAGTGTAACGCCTTTTAGTCCGTCAATTTTGTTTGTTGTTCCTTTAAGCAGCTCTTTTTCAATCCAGCGTGAAATGGTTTCGGCCATAGCATTAATAGTGTATGACACAATGTCAAATTGCGAATTGTTCATTAATGATTTTGACACTTTTGTCAGTACTCCTGCCAAAAATCCAGTTAATGTGATGCTGGTGAATTTTCCTGAGGTCGATTCAAGATCTGTAAATTCGTCTGCATAAGCCATTGTTATAGCCTGTGTGCTTTCGTCATAAGTCGGTATAGACAAAGAGCCACCTACATTGTATTTAGTTGCCTTTTGATATATAGGACAAATATCATTAACCTTTTTAATGATTTTGTTTGCAATACTGGATGGTATAACCGCTCCGTTATCAGTTTTTGTCAGGTTTATATCCGCTCTTTCCTCTGCAATTCCTCGAAGATAATTAGCAAATGCTCTTTCTT